TGAGAACTTCAAGATTCGCAAGGGTTTTGAGACTTGGATGAATGCGATCAATTCACACGCATCAAACTTGAGAAACGGTGCTGCTGTATCACCATCTGGTTACTCTGCTGACGCTAAAGTGGATCAATATAATAAAATTGGTGATGTTATCAAGTCGTATAAATTTGTTGGTTCTTTTCCTGTTGACATCTCGCCGATTGATCTAGATTGGGGTTCAAACGATTCTATCGAAGAATTCTCAGTAACTCTAGCATATCAGTGGTGGGAATCAGACACAACAAATTAATTTTGATGAAGGGCACTTCGGTGCCTTTCAATTCTTTGTACATGAAGGAGTAAAATGGCCATCAATTTATTTGGTTTTCAGATAACCAGAAATAAGACTGAAGCAGAAGAACAGTCTCAGAAAACGTTTACACCTCCGTCTAATGAAGATGGTGCTTTAACTATCTCTGCTGCTGCATACTATGGCACATACGTTGACTTAGATGGAACGGCAAAAAATGAAGTTGAACTAATTTCTCGGTATCGTGAAATGGCGATGCAGCCAGAGATTGAGGCTGCTGTTGACGACATCGTAAACGAAGCAATTGTACAAAATGATGATGGCAAATCTCTTCGATTGATTCTAGATGATCTAAAGCAACCAGATAAAATCAAGAAAGCAATCGAAGAAGAATTTCAAGTAGTTCAAAGATTACTGAACTACAAGAACATGGCAGCGGATACATTTCGGCGATTTTATATTGATGGTCGATTATTCTATCACATAATTATCGATGAAACAGATCCAGCATCTGGTATTAAAGCACTTCGATATATTGACCCAAGAAAGATTCGTAAAGTTAGAGAAGTTAAGAAAGAGAAAGATAAATCCACATCAGTCGACGTTGTGTCTACTGTAAATGAATACTACATCTATAACGATAAAGTAGTGTCTGGTTCTTCGTCCAGTTATGGTCCAGTTGGCGTCAGGATTGCAAAAGATTCTATAATTAACATCAACTCCGGATTGATGGATTCTAGACGCGCCGTTGTTCTATCGTATCTACACAAAGCAATCAAACCACTGAATCAGTTGAGAATGATTGAAGATGCAACTGTCATCTATAGAATTTCAAGAGCACCGGAACGTAGAATCTTCTACATCGACGTTGGTAATTTACCCAAGTTAAAAGCAGAACAATATCTGCGTGACATTATGATCAAGTATAAGAACAAACTTGTATATGATTCTGCAACTGGTGAAGTACGAGATGATAGAAAACATCTTTCAATGATGGAAGACTTCTGGCTTCCACGTAGAGAAGGTGGCAAAGGCACTGAAATTACTACATTACCTGGTGGTCAGAATCTAGGTGAGTTAGAAGATGTAAAATACTTTGAAAAGAAACTATACAAGTCATTGAATGTTCCAGTCTCTAGATTAGATCCAAATCAATCTGGATTCTCACTTGGTCGTGTCGGCGAAATTACTAGAGATGAAGTTAAGTTCTCTAAGTTCGTTGATCGCCAAAGGGCTAAGTTCTCAGAACTATTTGAACAAGCATTAAGAGTTCAATGTGTTCTAAAAGGAATATGCACTGAAGAAGAGTTTGAAGAATTTAAACAGAATATATACTTTGACTTTATCAAAGACAATAACTTTGCTGAACTCAAAGAAGCAGAATTAGTTCGTGAGAGATTATCGTTACTTGGTTCTGTTGATCCTTATGTTGGACGGTACTACTCTATGAGTTGGATTCAACGCAATGTACTCAGGTTGACTGATGATGAAATTAAAGATATGCAAAAAGAAATTGACAGAGAGAAAGAAGCAGGACTCATCCTAGATCCGATGCAAATAGCACAACAAGCACAAACAGATCTTTCTCAGGGCACTGGTGGAACTGCAAGCGGACCGGCACCACAAAGTGCTCCTGTCGCAACTCCATCTGGATCATCTGATTCTTCTGCACCAAAAGGCGATCTCAGTTTGAATAATGAGTACACTCCTCCGTTTAAAACATTAAACAGAATTTTATCAAATAAATAAAATATAAATCAAGAGGAAACCTTAAGATGAATAATAGATTAGCAGATTCTGTTGCAAAAATTCTTTATGAAGACACTAAGACAAAATTAACTAAAGATAATATTAAAGATAGTGCTGCTAGGGCAGCAGCAAGTATTTTAGAAGCACCTATTGTTTCTAAAAAATTAGATCAAAGTGGACCACAAAAATCTGCTGCTGAAATTCTCTTTGAGTCGATTAGAGAGAAAAGTCAATCTCAAGATAGTGCAGCTAGAGTTGCAGCGCAGATTCTAAAAACATCTCCTGCCACAACTCAAATGATTGCAGAAAGTGGATCTACTATCTCCGACGCATTAAACTTCGAACCAAAAATTAAAACAAAAGATGAATCGATTTTCTACAACAAGAAAAGAAAAGAGATTAGTGAGGAAGTTAAACACGAGATAGAAGCACTTGAATCTAAGTTTGAAACTTTAGAAAATACACTTGCAGAAGACCTGCGCAAATATAAACAAAATATCACTGAAGCTGTAAGCACAACAAAAACTAATTATGCTGGCACAGATTCTGGTGGTGGTGAAGTTCGTCTCCTTGCAATGGATGACGTTGAAACAAAAATGATGAATAAACAAGCAAGAGTATCTTATCTTGCAAATAATGTCACATTAACTTATGATACAAACGACAAGTTATTTCATTTTAGATATGCACATAATCAAAATTTATTGCAAAGTTCTAATGTCATTTTTAATAATATCGATACGACAGGAAACATAAATGTTGGCGGTACTGCTTTTGTAAATTATGACGTTACCGGTAATACTAATCTGATTGTAACGGGCAACACAAATATTGGTAAAAATCTTATTGTATCTGGCAATACGATTCTACAAGGCAATCTAATTGTAACTGGACTTACGACAACCGTAAATACAAGTACTTTGATTATTACCGATGCGTTGTTCCACCTGAATGATACCTCCACTACATCCAACGTAGATCTTGGTTTCACTGGTAACTATAATGACGGCACGTATCGACATGCTGGTTTGTTCAGAGATTCGACTGATGGTGTATGGAAGTTATTTGATGGTTACACACCAGAAACTAACACTGCGGTAAAAATTCTCACTAGCAATGCTAGTTATGTTGACGCTGGCCTTAAAGTTGGTACTTTTACTGCAAACGGTAATGTAACAGTAACGATAACAGGTAACTTGAGTGCTGATAATATCGTCACTGGCGGAAAAATACTGGGTAATTATACATTCTCTCAAAGTGGTGCTACCAGTGCGTATGCAACTAAAAGAGTTTTACAATACAATGAGTCAACTGGAGTAGTTACATATAGTAATACCCTAGATGCTGTAAGACCATACATCACAGGATACGGTGCAGAAATACATGTTAGTCCTGTTGCTCTTGATGATACAGGTAACGGTACTATTGGTGATCCAGTTAAGACTATTGCTCGAGCACAAGCATTAGCGGCGCAAGCCTTTGAAACAACTGCCGCCGGACAAAGAAACACAATCGTTTTACATCCCGGTGATTATGTAGAAAATGTAACTATTAGTACTCAATATACTGTTTTAACCACACACGAGTTGGTGGGCAAAAATACCACACTGAGTGGCACATTGACCATTACCAAGGGCTGTACCATAGATGGTCTAAAAATGACCAACCTTATTATCTCAGCAGATAACACAACTGGTACAGTTGATATCATTGGTTGTACAGTAACCACAGCAACTACAAAAACTTCAAGTGCATACACAGTGTTTAGAGGATGCGATTTATCTTCATCCACACTGAGCATTACTGGCTCTGGCACAACTATAATGGTTGGTGGTAATTATTTTACACTGGCTGTAAACAATGCCGCGGCCGGTGTGTTGGCCAAGACAGTTGTTACCATGGGCCCAGTGACGCTGACAGCAGGAACGCTACAACTTTCTGACACGCTAATTTATGCTGGTGCTAATACAGCCAATGCCATAACACAAAGTGCTGGTTCAGTTATAACAGTAAACAATTGCCAAACATTAATACCCTCTTTAACAAGTGTAGCAAGAAATAGTTTTGGTGGTTTCTATTCTATCCTAACCAGTGTTTATGACAAAGCAAACTCTACATTTGGTGGTACATCATTAAACTCAATTGTATACAGTCAGTACATCAATGCTGATAGTGTAGGCGTTGGACTAACTCCAGTCACTAATAATGGTGTACTTCAGTTAGGTAGTTACGCAGCAATTAAATCATTAGTTGAGTCTGCAACTATTACTGGTGCTGCTCCATCAGCTACGACGCAATTTGATTGGATGACACAAGCAGTTCAATACTACACGAGTAATGCAACAACTAATTTTACATTAAATATTCGCGGCAATGGATCAACATCATTAAACACAGTGATGCAAGTTGGACAATCTGCATCTATTGCATTAATGGTAACAAACGGTTCACCAGCATATTATATGAGTGCAATTAATATCGACAGTACTGCATCAGGTGTCACAGTTAAGTATATCAATGGTACTTCATTATCTTCAGGCAATGCAAATAGTATAGATATCTATAATATTACAGTAATTAAAACAGCATCTGCTACATATACTGTTTTAGTAGTACAGACTAAGTTCGCATAAGGATTACTGAAATGCCAATATTTGCAACAATTGGAGCAAGTCCAGCTAGAGCAACTGGTGGAATTGGTATCGGATTAAGTCTTGCACCAGCAACAATTGAACTATTGGTTGCTGCGGGCGGTGGTGGAGGTGGTGGTTGGGATAATGGAGGTGGCGGTGGTGCTGGTGGACTGCGAACTTTTGCATCACATACTATCACATCAAGCACTGGTATTGGTGTCACAGTAGGTGGTGGTGCGGGTGGTGGCAGTTCAGGTAGAGGTGGCACTGGCGGTCCTAGTACATTTGCTACTATAACTTCTAGTGGCGGTGGCGGTGGCGGAAGTGATGCACAATCTGGTAGCAACTTTAGTGCCGGCGCTACACAATCTGGCGGTCCTGGTGGATCTGGTGGTGGTGGATGGTATGGTGGTAGTAGTGGTGGACTTGGAATTGCGGGACAAGGTAATAATGGTGGAACTTGTCCGGGCAGCGGTGGTAGTTCTCCATATAGTGGTGGTGGCGGTGGTGGCGCTGGTGCAGTTGGAGCAAATGGTGGTGGAGGTATAGGAACTGGTGGTGATGGACTAGCCTCATCGATAACTGGCACATCGACATTTTATTCTGGCGGTGGCGGTGGTGCTAGAAATGGCGGTACTCCTGCTGGTGGTGCTGGAGGTGGTGGTAATGGTGGTCAAAACGGTGGTACCGCAGGGCAGCCAGGAACTACAAATACTGGAGGCGGCGGAGGCGGCGGTGCTAATCCAAACCAGACTGGCGGCAGTGGTGGATCAGGTGTTGTAATCATTGCTTATCCAAATACATTCCCAGCACTAACTTCAATCACAGGTGGACTAAGTTATGATCAACCTACAAGATCTGGTTATAGAGTGTATCGATTCACTGCGGGCACTGGTACAATTAGTTGGTAATACTACATTATAAATAATAGGAGAGTTAATATGGAAAGTAATATTAAAGATATGGTAAATCACGCATTTGATGACAATCCAGTTGCAATGCGCGATGCAATGTACAATGAAATCAATGACAAGATTTTTGCAGCAATTCAACAACGTAAGATTGAAATCGCTACATCATTATTGGTACCAAAAGAAGCAGAATGAAAAGTTTAAAAGATTTTCTACGCAAAGAAATTATTGTTGAGGATGGATCTCCTGACACAAATGGAGATGGTTGGTTATCGCCTGAAGAGTTGCATAAACATCTAGACATTCAACAACGTGGTAAAGTTGATATGGGTGACTATGCTGCTCACATTCTATTTCATGCACATCATCCAGAATACTTAACACATGTTACAGAAAAGTTTAATGACATCCAACGGCGTCATGCATCTGGACAAGAAGTGTGTGAGAATGATCCAATTATTCCACAGTTGAAGAATAATGCTGCGTTGGCTGCAACTCCATTTCCAATGGCAGAGGGTAGAAATGCTTTCACACATGATATGGATCCACCAGCAATTCTAGTGATGCATAGAAAATCGATTAGACAGTTTCCTAATGGTCAAAGAGTTGCACTATATTACGTTGACAAGATTAATAAATATGTAACAGTGCCTTATGAAGAAATGTCATGGGCAATTGAAGAAACTATTTTTGAAAAATTAAAGAACGTAAAGAGTAATATTGTGGTAGAACACTTAGACGGATCAACATCTGAAGTAACTCCAAATATTGCGAAGCAGATGATCGAGTTACATAGAAAGATGAATGAATCGAACAAAATGAAAATGCAAGACATGTTAGAAGCAAGTGCAAAACATTTCGAAACTATCGCAAAGTTTTCTAAGGAATAAAAATGGCGAATATATATGGAATCAATGTACTAAAAGATGATACGCAACATGCGATCATTAAATTGACTGCTAAGTTTGATGGTTCAGGTCAAGAATCTAACACTGCAAGAATTGTAGCTAATACACTATCTGGTGCATTAGCTACTAATGGTTTTCTTGTTGCCAACAATCAAGGCGGTGCAGCAAACACGACACTTCCATATTATGGACTTGCTATCTTCCGTTTATGGTACGATTGTGCAAGTTCTACTACGGCTGATGTTGAAGTAACTTGGACTGCTGCAGCATCTAACACAGCATTTATGTTGAATGGAAACGGAGAGTATGATGGCGCTGGCAACTGGATTACCATTCCAAATCCAACAGCAGGCGCTGCAGGATCGAACGGTAATATCGGCATCACAACTCGTGGTATGGCAGCAAACGATAGTTACACAATCATTATGGAACTCCGTAAAGACAATGCACACTATCAGCGTGGTCAGTTTAATGATCCTGCTGCATTCAATTACGCACCATATAACATGCGTCCATAATGTCAATTGCCTCAAGCATAATTACTGGAGATTACAGTAATGCGAAAGCATTGATTGAGGCAAGAATAGAAAAAATATTCTATGAGAAATTAGAGGAATTAAAAGAAAAGTTAATTGATGACATTTATGGAGACTATGAGGAAACTTTAAGTGAGTCTATTCTTCATAATATACAAAAAATTGGTAGAGCAAAATTAATTAAGATTCGTATTCGCGGTGGTAAAGTACAACGTAGAAAGAAACTATCGGCTGTCAAAGGTTACACGATTCGAAATGGTAAAATGATTAGAATGTCTTCAACAGAACTTAGAAATAGAAGAATGGGAGCAAGAAAGGCAAAGATTAAACGTCAATCAAAGATGAACCAAATTCTTAGAAAACGAAAAATCTCACTAAGAAAAAGAAGGACAATAGGGTTATGAAACTAATTAAAGAACTCGTCAATTATATCGTCGAAGAAAGTGACGGAAAAAAGACTATGTTCATCGAAGGACCATTTCTCGTTTACGATCAAAAAAATAGAAATGGTAGACTTTACGAAAAGCATATCTTGAGTAAAGAAGTAAATCGATATATGGAAGATTACGTCAAGAAGAATAGAGCATTTGGTGAATTAGGTCATCCCGAAACACCAACTATTAATCTTGAACGTGTTTCACATATGATTACACTTCTACAAGATAACGGTAAACATTGGGTTGGTCGTGCCAAAATTCTAGAAACACCAATGGGTAATATCGCAAAAAATTTGATTGATGGTGGAGCACAACTTGGTGTCTCTTCTCGTGGTATGGGTTCTTTAGTTAGTAAGAACGGTGTTAATATCGTTCAACCTGACTTTCATCTTGCCACAGCGGCAGATATTGTAGCAGATCCTTCAGCTCCTGGTGCATTTGTGCAAGGAATTATGGAAGGTAAAGAATGGATGTTAGTAAACAATGTTTGGACTGAAGTTCATCTTGAGGAAGCAAAACAAGAAATTGTTAAAGCTTCTAGAAAAGATATTGAAAGAGTTAGTTTACACATCTTCGAGAATTTTCTCAGAAAACTTTAATCTTATAAATAACAATATACAAAACCAAGGAGTTTTTTAAAATGGATAAAAAATACAATTTATCTGAAGCCGCTGCTGAAATTCTTGCTGCTTCGGTGAATGGCAAAAGAGCACAACGGGATAGTGGTCCAAGCAAACTATCTGGCGCTGTGGCATATGGCACTAAAGAAGTTGGCGACATTGGAACAGAAGTCACGAAGACAACTGATTCACGTCCTGATCTAACTAAAGGTGCACCAACAGCTACGCCTCCAGGTGCTACACCTCCTGTTGGTTCTGAACCAAT